CGCCAATTGTGTGAGTCGCACGATCCGACCAAGCGCGCCGGGGTGAACTTGGCGGTGAGGTGGGTGACCCTGTTCCATGACACCCGCAAGCGGTTCCGCGAAGAGACTGCTGAGATTCCAATCGCCAACCGCGCCTATCGCTTGCGCGCGCTTGGGCGCATGGCTGTAAAGGCCGAGAACTCAAAGAACATGGCCCTTACTGCTCAGTTGCTGGAGCAGGCGGCCAAAGAGGTTGGCGACGTTTACGTGAATCGCCAGACCAAAAACGAGAATCCTCACGATAACCTCCCGCCCACCCGTGTGCAGGTAGACGTGGTAGACGCGAGGAAGCCTGATGCCGACGCTTAACGTCCCCCAGGCCAAGTTCCTCCAGATGGAGAACAAGTTCCGAGGCTTTGTCGCTGGGTTTGGCTCAGGCAAGACTTGGGTGGGCTGTGCCGGTATCTGCAAGCACGTCTGGGAATGGCCGCGAATCAACTCTGGATACTTCGCTCCGACTTACCCGCAGATCCGCGACATCTTCTTTCCGACGATTGAAGAGGTGGCCTTTGACTGGGGGCTGAAGGTAAAGACGAAGGAAAGCGACAAGGAGGTCGAGTTCTACAGTGGCGGCCAGTACCGCAGCACCACCATCTGCCGCTCAATGGAGAAGCCGCAGACCATCGTCGGCTTCAAGATTGGTCACGCGCTGGTGGATGAACTGGATGTGCTACCCGCACTCAAGGCTGAGCACGCTTGGCGCAAGATCATTGCCCGGATGCGCTACAACGCCCCAGGGCTGAAGAACGGGGTGGACGTTACCACCACACCGGAAGGGTTCAAGTTCGTCTATCAGCAGTTCGTGAAGCAGCTTCGAGAAAAGCCCGGTATGCAGGGCATGTACGGCCTGGTGCAGGCCAGCACGTTCGACAACGAATTGAACCTGCCCCCCGATTACATCCCATCCTTGATGGAATCGTACCCGCCGCAGCTGATCCTCGCTTACCTCAACGGGCAGTTCGTCAACCTGAATGCCGGGTCGATCTACCACGCGTACGACCGGAAGCTGAATGGCTGCTTCGACGCGGTAGAGCCCGGCGAGCCGCTGTTCATCGGCATGGACTTCAACGTCGGCAAGATGGCGGCGATCACGCACGTCAAACGCGCAGACGGGAAGCCTCGGGCAGTCGACGAGATGATCGATGGCTTCGATACCCCGGACATGATCAGGCGCATCAAGGAGCGCTACTGGCGCTACAACGGCAAGGACTACGAGAAAACTTGCGAGATCCGAATCTATCCGGATGCCTCGGGTGGCTCCCGCAAGTCGGTAAATGCCAGTGAGACAGACATTGCCATCCTGCGCCAAGCGGGATTCAGCGTCATCGCACCAGATGCGAACCCGCCGGTGAAAGACCGCATCAACGCCATGAACGCGATGTTCTGCAACGCCAATGGCGAGCGGCGCTACCTGGTCAACCCGCTGCGCTGCCCGACTTATGCCGACGGCCTGGAACAGCAGGTATGGGCGCCGAATGGCGAGCCAGACAAGAAGTCAGGCGTCGACCACGCGAACGATGCTGGCGGCTACTTCATCCACCACGACTACCCGATCATCAAGCCGATGACCCACATTCCTGTCACATTCACTTTCTGAGGCCAATATGCCCAACTACAGCGCCATCAGGCAGGAGTACAGCGATGCCTTGCCCGGTTGGCAGCTGGTCAAGCGTTGCGTAGCCGGGCCGCGAGAGGTTCGCAAGTACAACGAATACCTGCCCATGCCTGACCCGCTCAATCAATCGCCCGAGAACATCGCGCGGTATGAGCAGCTGAAGAAGCGGGCCATGTTCCTGAACGTGGTTGGCCGCACTCGCACCGGCCTCCTGGGCGCAGTGTTCCGCAAGACGGCAGAGATCAAGCTGCCATCGGCCGTTGAGTACCTGCTGGAGAACATCAGCGGCGACGGTTCAAGCCTTGAGCAGTTGTGCAAGGAAGCAACCGGCGAATGCCTCGACACTGGTCGCGGCGGGCTGTTGGTGGACTTTCCAAAGGTGGAGCTGCCCGAGGGGCAGATGTCTCTCACTGTCGCCCAGGCTGCGAATGCACGCGCCTACGTTCACTTCTACCCGGCCGAGAGCATCGTCAACTGGCGCGAGGATGTGATCGACGGTGTACGCCGCCTGACACTGGTAGTGCTGCACGAAAAGATCAATGAAGCCACCGCTGACGGGTTCGAGTTCACCGCCAAGGATCAATACCGCGCGCTGATGCTGATCGGCGGCAAGTACGTGCAGCGGGTTTACACGGAAGACACGCCGGGCGGGGTCGAAACGAACCCGACTGACAAGACCGGCAAGGCCTTCGACCACATCCCGTTCCACTTCTTCGGCTCCCAGAACAACGACGCCAGCATCGACAAGGCGCCGTTGGAAGACTTGGCCGAGGTGAACATCCTCCACTACGGCAACAGCGCCACGGTGGAAGAGGCGGGCTTCATCAGTTCGCAGCCGACGCTGTTCCTCACCAGTGACCTCGATCCGGACACCTTTGCGACTCACAACCCCAACGGTGTACAGATCGGGTCCAGAAAAGGCCACCTGCTCGGCAAGCAAGGCTCTGCCGTCATGCTCCAGGCCAAGGAAACGCAACTGGCCCGCGAGCTGATGAAGGACAAGGAAGAGCAGATGCTCATGATCGGCGCCCGCATCGTCCAGCAGGGCGGCGGCGCAGAGACGGCAGAGGCTGTTCGCATCCGGTACAGCTCGGATAACTCAGTGCTGGGCACGATCGCCGGCAACGTATCCGAGGCTGTGCGGTTGTCCCTGTTCGATGCCCAGCGCTTCATGATGGACGCGGCCGACGAGACCGGGACTGTCTTCTGGCTCAATCAGGAGTTCTTCGATCAGGTCATGGACGCGCAGTCGATCCTGGCTCAGATGCAGCTCTGGCAACAGGGCATCATCGCCAAGAAGGATCTGCGCACGAACCTGCGCCAGGCTGGCGTGCTGGAGTCGGACCGCACAGACGACGACATTGACGACGATCGCGAGGGCGAGGCGCCGGTGCCGGGTAGCGAAGGCGACCCGCTGACGCCGAACGAGCCGCCAGAGGTGAAGGATGAGTAGTGAAGGCTACCTGACGGATGCCACAACTCGGCACCAGGTGTACGTCCAGCGATACGCCGGCGGCAACCTGAAGCGGGTGGCGTCATTCATCAGCAAGGCCATCAACACGGCAAAGGCTCGCGTGGCGGCAGGGCTGAGCGCTTACGGCACTCGTCGCTACACCTCGCAAATAGAAACGCTCCAAGGCGATCTGCGGGGCATCTACGACGACTTGAAGGGCCGGGCGCAGCTAGACCTTGGCGAGTTCGCCGCATACGAAGCTGAATTCAATGCCACGATGCTGGGAAAGGTCGTGAAGCTGGTTGTGCAGCTCAACGTGCCGTCGGCCGAGATGGTGAGCGCCGCGGCATTGGCTGACCCGTTGATCCTCGAAGCGCGGAAGGGTGCCCAGCGGATCAGCATCGGCGGCGCTCTTGACCAGTTCGGTACCAAGAAGGCGGCCGAGATCATCGGAGAGATTCAGATTGGCTCCAGCCTGGGCGAGACCAGCCAGCAGATCGGACGTCGACTCACCAGCATTCACCAGTTGCACCAGGATCAGGCGTCATCGCTCGTTCGCACCATGACCAATCATGTCGCCAGCACGGCGCGCATGGAGACGCTCAAGGCCAACGACGACATCCTGCAGGGTTGGCGGTGGATATCCACGCTGGACAGCAAGACGTCGCACATGTGCCAGGCGCGGGACCAGCATCTGTATGGATGGGATGACCCCAAGCCGCCCGGCCACTGGAATTGCCGTTCCAGCGCTCTGCCGGTGCTCAGGGATGAGTTTGCCCGCGAGATTCCAGGATCTACCCGGCCCTCAATCGGTCCCGACGGCGTAACGCTGGTGTCCAGCAAGACCAGCTATCAGGACTGGCTGTCGCGACAACCTGCCGCCTTCCAGCGGGACATCCTTGGGCCGAACCGCTACGCGCTATTCAGCAAGGGAGAGCTGACGCTCGACAAGTTCGTCGACGACAACGGCAAGACCCTGACCCTGCAACAGTTACGAGATCTTGAGCCTCGCGCCTTCGAGCGTGCAGGGCTCTTACATCGAATCACCAAACAGCCGGCCATGAGCCGGTTTTTTTACGCCCGCGGCTGAGCCAACGGCAAATCATCCGGGGGATGACATGAAATACCTGATCGACAAGGCTGCATACGACGCACTCGAACCATCCCTGCAAGCTTTCTACAAGGCCCAGGGCGAAGACTACGTGTTGGCTGTGGAAGGGCTGC